AATGGCTGTAGTCGTAGACGCTGGGAGAGTCTACAAAGGCAATGACTGCGGGCTGGGTGCTGAAGTCAAAATAGTATTGACTCGTTGCCATGGTTGTGAGATCGTCTTCTGCTGTGCTGCTGGTAGTTTGATACTTGACAGAAGATAAGGCTGTGACCGGACCCACGGCAAAAGCTGTGCGATGGAAGCCACGCAAGTGGCCCACGGCTGTAGTGGTGTGCAGCTTGCTGTTGGTGTAGCCCTCTACCCACATGCATGCAGCGTCACGCAGGCTAGCTATCAAAGCATCTTCAACGTTATGCGTTACCCTAAGGTGCTGCTTTAAGTCTGCGGTGCTGAGCACGCTGCTGTAGTCTGGTGCGCTGCTGGTGTTCTCTATTCTCATGCTGTCTCAAAATGCAGAAAGGCCATGGCTCACGCCACAGCCTTTCCATACCAAATCGCTGGCCCCTTGTCACGGGCCGCACATTTACGCGTTATTCCCCGTGTAGCAGGCTACGGCTGCTGCTTGGCGGATACCAAAGTCGAAAAATCTGTTGCAGTGTAAAGTTACGGTCCCATTAGTGGCGTTGCTCCCGTACACATCAGCGAGCAAGTCCAGCCCCCCAAAAAATGCCAAGATGCCAGCCTGTCCGAAGTTTCCGTAGGCAAAAGGCTGAGATGAAGCTTTAGCCAAGTACGGGGTCACAGTGTAGTTGTACTGCGGGAGCAATGAGCTCACAGCGTCAACGCCTGCCAATCCACGCAGCACTTTGTGCGCGTCTGTACCTGATACCAAACGTGATCCGTTGATGTCTGCGCCTGCTGCCACAATTGCGGCTTCTAAAGCATAGAGATCGTCTGCGGTGATAGTGCCTGTGGTGATGGCTCCAGTGGTGCAGTTGGTCAGAACGGAGTCGAAGCAATAATCGTCAATGAAGGCAGCCATAGCTGAACCCAAATCGCTTGCAATTACGCGCTCAACGTCTGCCCCTCCCTGCTCAATGAGCAAGCGGCTGTATTGCGTCTTGGCAGCTGCACGCTTTGGGGTCAACGTTACGCTGTCCATGTCCATTCCAGAGTCAGCTGCTGCGCCTACCTCTGCGTCATTGTTGCTTACTGGTGGATCACCTTCCGTAGTGGCAGTAGTCAAAGCCACAGATGCCGGGGTGCTGATCCGTGGAAACTGGATGTTGCCAGTGGCTCCCGTGATCACAGTTGTACCTACCTGCTGAATAACAGCTGGGGCACGCAGAGCTTCAATAGCTCCAGGCACGTTGGTAGGTACGAAGCCATCGCCTGCGCCTTGGCCCTGTGCAAGGAAGTTGTCAGCTCCAGCGGCTGCACGCTCAAGGGCGATGCTGGGAATGCCAATGTTAGAGCTAACAGACAAGCCCATAGCTGCCTGCTCTGCTTTGCGCTCTTGCATCCATTCTGCTTCTGCTCCGCTGTGAGCGCGTTGGCTCATGGCGTTATTGATGGCACGCGTCAAGCTGAAGCGAGCGTTTACGCTGTTCACTTCAGACTGCTGGCTGTTGCTGGGGGCTGTAGAGTATGCCATAGCTTTTGCCTGCAATTCGCCCTGTCGCTTAAGCTCAATCTGCTTGTCTAGCTTCTCAATTTCTTTGTGCAGCGAACGTGCCAGGGTCATCTCATCCTGTGAGGGCTCTGTGCCTGCTGCGTCAATCTTGCCAAGCAGCTCTGTGTGCCGCTCATGCTTCTGCTCGCGCAAGGCTTGCAGGTCGTTCAGTGTGTAGTTCTGCATCTTTCTCTCGTTGCTCTGCAAGATAGGGCTTTTGTCTGTAACTGCCACAGCTTCAGGCGTTTCCTTCTTTTTCCTAGCCTCTGCTGAGGTTTGAGGGTACGCGCCAAAAGTCGTTACCGAAACATCGAACAGCTGGCCCACGCTTCTGATGGTCCGCAAGTCATCGGCCCATTCTTCATCTGCAATGGTAAAGGCAAAGCTGCTTTCATTCAAATCGCCACGCTTCACCATAGCGTACAGATCGCGACCGCTCTGGGTGTCCAGAAGCTCGGCCCTGTAGTGTAGGCCGTGATCGTCTTCTGTGAGCTGTAGGCTCCCGTTAGAGCTGCGGGCAAAGGGCACTCCGTCATGGTTCAGCAGAAAGCGCACGTCTTGCTCTAAGCTGTCCTTAAAGGCTCCAGGGGCTACCTGCTCCCTAAAGTCTCCTATGTTAGTCTCTGAGTTAAACACCGCAGCGTATCCTTCCAGCACCATAGGCTTATCACTTGCCCGCAGTTCAGCTGTGCGCTTTTCAATTTGCTTATCTTCTTTCATTGCTTATATTTGTCTCACACAGGGGCGTAATTGGTTTGTTTCAATTAGTCAGGGGAGGCGGCTTCGGTCGCCTCTTCTTTTTGTGCCAACTTTTCGCTGTACGCTTGCAGGTGATCCAAAGACAGCTGGTTAACCTGACACGTGAAAATGTCGCCTTTTGCCCCAATGCCGTTCAAATCCTCGCGGCTCCTGACTTCGTTTATATTCATCCAGCCATGTTGTAGGGCCTGCTGATAGTATGCGCTACGGCTGGAACTATCGGCGCGGCTTAAGCTGTCCATATCAAAACGGCAATACAAGCGGTTGCGCTCACTGCCCAAAAGCAGTTTCCTGTTTACTTCCTGCTCAATCCTGCGAGCCCATGCCAGCAGGCAGTGCTGCTTAAATTGTAGGTTCTGCGCTTCTATGTTGCTGTAAGTAGCCTGTCCTGAAATGCCGATAAGCGTGCCAGGTACGCTGAAGATGCGGGCGATTTCTTCGGCCCCCAGCTTTCGCGTTTCAATGTATTGCGCTTCGTCTGGTGAGATGCTCACGCGCTGATACTTAAAGCCGAAAGGCAGCAGCTTAGTGCCTGCATGCACCTGGCTATTATTCCAGCTGCTCTGCACTGTGCGCACTTGGTCCTCTCTTAGGCTCTGCTCGCTGGTCAGCACACCAGTCATCTGGCCGCCATTGCTGAAGTAGTCGTTGCCAAAGTTTAGGGCTGCTTGGCTTAGGCCAATGCTGCTAGCATGCATGCGGATAGGTGAGCTGCGGAACAGATTGCAGACAGTGAAGATTTCGCGCTCGGCTAACATCTCCCCGCCTTGGATCCTGTAGAAAGTACCCGCAGCCGTTTGCTTACGCTCTACCTGGCTGTGCTCCAATGGCAGCAAGTATTCTGGCCGTCCGTCTCCACCAAAGTAGATGCGGGCATAGCCTACGCCATACATGCAGGCTTGGGAGATAATGCCCTCCCAGAACTCCATGCTGGTGAGATCAGGCGCGGGCTCAGTCTGCAGTAGCTGGTGGACCTTGTGGCCTGCAGCTATCTCCTTGCCTTGGCTGTCCCTCTTGTAGATGTTCAGCTCCATGCTGGCCAGGCTGCTGCTGATCTTCTGCACACAGGCATAGACTGCAGCCACGCCCATTGCGCTCTGTGGTGTAACAGGAACCGCGGTGCGTGCACTTGGCAAGATTCCGGCATGCATGGCCACGTCTTCCGGGCTGTAATAGCCCACTCTCATTCTGAGGTTCTTCACCCATTTCTGCAGCCTGTTTGCCATAGGCTAAAGATAAGGCTTTCAAGGTTATAGGCTCCAAACTTCAAGCAATGGCTCTGGTTCGCTGTTGTTGTAGTAGCAGCCCAACGCCATAATGCTGGCCACCCAGCCATCTACTTTTTGCCCTTCTTGGTTTTTCTTTTTGCTCACCTTGATGTTATCGGCATCATCCCGCTGTAGTTGCACGCAGCCTACCTGCCACCGCAGCACAGGATGGCCAGCGTGCAGCACATGGCCCTTACAGATCAGGCTTTCCATCTGTTTGGTGGGGTAGCTCATGGATGCATAGCCCTGGCCAAATTGCTGGCAGTCTATGCCGTATGTGATCAGGTCGGGAACAAGCATTTCGCTGTAATACCTGTCAAAGGCTAGGGCGGTAATCTTGTATTGGTCGTGAATGCGCTCTATGTAGCCCTCTACAGCTCGCAAATCTGTTACGTTGCCCTCTGTGATCTGCATCAAGCCCATGCGTTGCCATGTGATGTGATCCACGCCCATGCGCTTCTGCCTGCCAGTGGCTGCCACCTCATTGATGAAATGCATGCAACGTAAATACATTACGTCTTTCTTTTCGTCTACCCACAGCATGGCTACAGCTGTAAGGTCCTTGACGCTGGCAAGGTCAAGGCCAACATATAGAGGCAGCCCGCGCAAATCATCGTCTGTAAATTCTGTGCTGCCTCGCATAAACTCCTCATCCGTTACCCACCTAATTTCTGCATGCGTCCAGATATTAAGGTGCAAACGCAGGAAGGTGTTAATTAGGCGCGGGTTGGCCTGGCACTTTAGCACCTCCTGCTTAAAATAGTCAGCCTTGCAGATTGTGCCAAAGCCTGGGTTTGCTTTTCGCCATGTGCTTTCTAGCCTCCAATCGTCCGATCTGTCAGCTGCATAGACTACAGGTAGAAAGCTGCTGTCTTTCACCTCTCCATTCTGCACCTTGATAGCATAGTCATGCAGCTCTCTGCAGATGCTATTCATGTCATGGCCTGCGGTGGTGATGGCGATTACCAAAGGCTGCCGCCTGCTGGCTACTGAGGTGCTGAGAACGTCCCAAAGCTCTCTGTTTTTGGCTGCGTGAATTTCGTCATAGACTACAGCTGAACAATTAAAGCCGTGCTTTGTGCCAGCTTCTGCGCTGATGGCCTTATAGACGTTTTCCCGGTACTGGATGCCATGCTGTAGCACCTTACAGCGACGGCTTAGGGTTGCATTGTTGCGAACCATATTCTGTGCCAGCTCAAAGCAGATGCGGGCCTGGTTGCGATCAGCAGCCGCGCTGACTACTTCAGCCCCTGGCTCACCCTCAGCGCATAGCATATATAGGGCTATGGCACTGGCTAAATTGGTTTTGCCGTTTTTCCTTGGTAGCTCAATGTAGATGGTGCGATACTGCCGAGTGCCATCTTCACGCAGCGTGCCAAATATTTTGCCGATTATGTCTCGCTTCTGCCATTCTTCCAAGATGAAGGGCTTTCCGCCTAGCTCACCCTTCACATGGCTGCAGTAAGTCTCTATCCAGTTGATAGCGTGGTCGGCTTTGGCTTGATCAAACATCACAGGGGTGTAATTATTACCAGTCGGCAACTTCTTTGGCCACGCCAAGCCCCAGCTGCTTCACATACTGCAGCTTCATCTGTCGAACCTTCATTAGCTCCACATGCTCGGGCCTGTGCTTATGCACCTCCTGGCCTTTGTCGCCTGTGGTGCTGTAGCTACTGCCGTGCTCCTTGCATACAGCTTCCAGCTTTTCCTCGTCTTCAATCATGCTAGCTAGCGTCTTAATCAGCTGGCTGGCCCTAAATGTTAGCCCTTCAGGGCCATGCTCAGCGGTGTAGTCTGCTTTTAGCTGCTCTTCTATCTCCTTCATTTTTAGGGTTTTAGGTGTTTAGGGGACTCAGTTCAAAACGTCACAGAAGACAGAGAGAA